GGAAGATGCGATGACGGCCATAGAGCACGGGGATCGCCTGCAACAGCCGGGCCGTATTGGATTGCTGGCCGAAGGTGTACGTCTGACTGATCTGGGTATCGTCCCCACCGAGGCTCAGCGGCGTCTGCCTCACCGGAAACAACATGTTGAGCAGTAGAGTGCCGGTGATGGTGATGGCGGCCGATGCCGCCGCACCCAACGCGGCAGAACCGTATGCAGCCCCTACGATACCGCCAGTATAGGCCGCCACCACGACCAGCGCAATCATCGCCACGATGCGCAGCGGGTTGGATCCACCTCCACCGCGCGGCACGTGGATAATCGCCACCTGGTCTGAGGCCCTCAGGCGGCGAGTCCACGTCTTCTGCAGTACGTATTCGCCGTTGATAGCAACAACGAACGGCATCGGCCGAATCGTCTTTTGCCCGCGACCCTTAAGATAACCGCGTTGGCGCAAAACCGTTGATAGTCGCGCGCCCGGTCGGATCACCTCGACCTCGCGATCAACCAGCGGCTGATATGGATTTTTGCAGAGAATAAGCGTGACGGTCATTTGAGAATCCGATAGAACTTGATCCGACCAAAGCCCAGGGCCGGCAACGCGCGAGGATGGCTGAAGATGACGCCAATGTTCTCCATGGCGTGAAGCACACCGCCCGAATCGATGTCCAACCAAACGCCCACATGGGGATGCCTTCCGCCACGCAACAACACACCATCTCCGTGCCTTGGCATGTCCACGGCGACCCAATCGCCCATGTTGACCTTCGTCTCGAAGATCTGACGAGTCGCCTCGGCGTCGCCAATCGGCACCTCCGGCATGGGCGTGTTGAAGTGGCGGGCCTGAATGTGACGCAACAGACCCCAGCAGTCATAGGCGTCGGGGCCGCGCCCGTTCGGCAAATACGGCAACCCGATGTACGGAATGAATTCGGCGGCGCTCATGTGATCAGCCCAGGGAAATCTTCGGGTGTGTATTTCCGATTGGGGAAGGGGAAATTGTACACGTCCTTCAGGTTGCACTCGCCCGTCACCTGAAATACATCGACTGAAACGTTGGTCAGCTCGAAGCGATATGGCGGCTCCATGGCCGGCTGGTCGGGATCCGACTCGATATACGGCCGCATATACACGATCAGCGGGGCGCGGGTCTGAATCGCCTCCTCCAGGTATTTGGTTATCTCGCGACTGACGCCGGAGATGGTGATGGGCAGGATCGGCACCTTGTTTTCAGCGAACCCAGGGTCCTGCACCTCGAACCCACACTTCTGGAAAGTAACGACTTCTCCACCGTTCAACGGCGCGGTGGGCTCGAGCCGAAGGTCATAGTCCCGGTCGGCCTGCACGACGCGAATCGCGGTCGGGTTCCCCTCGTCGTCCTCGAACGATGGATGGTGGATCTCCAGCGTCACCAGTTCCAACTCATCGACCGGGGCCGACGCGTATGCCTCCTTAAGGGCCTCTGTATAGGACATCGGTCATTCTCCCAATTGAATCGGGTCGACCCACTCGATGGCGTTCAAGTCGGCCTCATCGGTGGCCGCCACGATTTGGTCTTCCAAGCCCTGCCGATGGCCGAAGATCAACGCGGAAATCTGCATGAAGGCTTCGACCTTGGCCTGTACGCGTACCATGAACTCGCCCAAGTCCAGCCCCCGCGCGGCTGCCGCCGTCGCACACCACGGCACCAGCGATGCAACCCGGTCGGCCTCATCAGCAGCAAACCAAGCGGCGGCTTCTGCTTGCTGTGTGGGCCATGTGTCAACCTCGGTCGGCGGGTATGTGTGCTTGCCAGACAGCACGGCTATTTCGCTTTCGGCGGCCTCGTTGATTTCCGCCAGCTTGGCCGCCTTGATCTGCTCAAGGGTCGGCGGCTCTACTGGCTCCGGCTCCGGGTCGGGTACGACAGGCGGGTCAATGATGGCAAAGCCGCCCTCAATGGTTACGTGCTGGCCGGCAACCAGCGCGGCGATGGCCTGTTGATACTGATCTTCCGTAATCTCCACCCCGCCGGGCAGTTCATCGCGGCTCACCGCGTTTTCGCTTGCGTAGGGCATCACAAAATCCTCATGTAGTAGGTTGCGCCAACGTTCTTCATCCGGGTTTCGTTGGCCGTGCGGGGGGTGCCGTTTACACCGTCATCAGTCAAATCGGCGGTGGGGCCGCCCCATACGTTCGGCGAACGGAGGCCGGTGCCGTTCGCGTCTTGCGACCCGGAAAGCGCCGTGCGTCCATACTGTCCGATGGTCTGGACTTTATGGCCCTGAAAGGCATCCTGCTGAACCACCCCCGATTCGCCCGCCCGCAGCACGCGCCGCTCGGTGTTTATCAACTGCACGGTCTGCCCATTCATCGGGCTGGCCGACAGCGAGATTTGTGCCGTGGCAATGACCAATGGGGCTGAGCCGCTCACGGACTCGGCAGTGAGCACGCCATCGTTGTAAGCGTCACCAGCGGTCAGCTTGATGTAGCGGTAGGCAGAATTGTTTGTGGGCGGCGGGGACACACCCGTAAGGTGGTCGAAGACCGGGATGGCGACACCCAACGGTTGCAGTTGCCAAGGGTCTGTTGCCCCAATGCGCTCCCACGATGACCAGGTCGTCCCATTCCACCGCTTGATCCACACCCGGCCCGGGTTGATATAGTTGTACGCCACCATCAAACCGCTGGTGGCCGCAAATCTCATCCATTGAACAATGTGGCCATTTACCTCGGGTAGGCCAGCCATGGACGAAGGAATGCTATAGATTCCAGACGGCGCGCTCGCAGGATCGACCGTAAGATCAGTCAGCGGCCATGATGGCCCGGCAGCGGTGACGCCCCAACCGTATACCGGTGGCACGACGCTTGCAGGGATCTTGCCGCTGGTCGTGACCACCGCGTTGCTAGGCAGTTGCTCGACAGGCAGCCGGATATTGGAATCGAGTGTGGCCACCCCATTGGCCACAGCCTTCTCCGCAGTTTGGATTAAACCATCGTCGGTAGACTGCCACGCAGTCCACGTGCTACCGTTCCAGGTCTTTTTGTAGAGTTTGCTAATCGCGCTGGAGTAGGGGAAGGCGACCAATGTACCAGAGTTGGACGAATACTTCATCCATTGCAGCAGATGAGCATTGCTGGCATCCGGCCTGCCAACCGTTCCGGAATTGGTTCGGTACCAACCACTGCGAACACCCGTCGGGTCGACAGTGAGGTCGTTACCCGGCCAGTCAGCGCCTGCACCATTGGTAAGCAATCCGGCCTGGCCCAGGGTCGAATAGAAATCTGAAATTTCGGCAATGGTCAGACCGCCCAGCCCCTTCGTGTAAAGCTCGGCCCACGCGCTCCAGGACGTGCCATTGAAGCGTCGATAGTAGTGGCGGCCGCCTGCCGAATAATCCTTGGCCACCATGACGCCACTTGTCGCGGTGAACTTTTCCCAGGTCAGCACGCAGCCGTTATTCGCCACAGGCGTGCCGGGCATCGCCGTGGTAGCAATGTAGACGCCCGACCCTACCGGAGTGGGATCGGCGTCCAGGTCCGACAGCGGCCAGATTTTCCCGCTGGCGGTGCGGCCCCAGCCGATCTCGTTGATGCGCGCATCCGCAGCCGCCGAAAAATCGGAAATTTCAGCCGCCGTTAGTCCGCCAAGACCCATGTTATACAGCTGTTGCCATGTGGACCATGCTCCAGCCGATGTACTGCGACGAACAAAGGTTAAGGGGATGCCAGTGCCGGCCGCAGTCGCATTGCTGGTATAGCGTTGAATGGTCGAACGATATGATCCGACACCTTGCCACTGGAATATTTCCAATACGCCCGCTCGTTGAATTGGATAATTCAGGCCAACGGTCGCGCCAGAGTTCGATTGTTGATACCAAATACCCGCCGAGGTATCGGCGAGATAGGTATCCAAGTCGTGTTCTACGTTGGGCAGGATGCCACGCAGTTCAAACTTCCCACTATCCAAGTTGGTGAAGTTGGCATCCAATTCTGCATTGGTAAGCGGAGACCCCTTGCCCGCCCGGGTGACGATGTCTACCATTTTCTACCCCTTAGCCGTTGGCCGGAGTGATCGTCCAGGTCACACGAAGTTCATCGGTGGCCTGCTTGGGGATGGCCGTAAACGTAACCCGGCTGAACATGACGCCGCCCGTGGTGGCGGTGAACAGTCCTGCCTCGGCCACAGATCCGGTCGATTGACCCGCAGGGAACAGGCAAGTGCAGACGGTAACGCCCGTGGTACTTACTGTCGGCGTCGAATCGAACGCACGCCGGGCACCCAACTGGGCGGTCAGGGCGGTTTGCCCGGCCGCTGGGGCAGTCGTACCCGAGCCAATGCCCAGGTATCGGATGTAGTCCGCACTGGAGGTGAAGATGCGCAAACCTGCCAGATTCAACCCGGTGTTGACCACGAGATTGGCCTTTTGCATGACGACCAGGCCATTCAGTTCGATTTCGACAAAACCCTTGAACTTCATTTTGATGTCGGGCATGGTATTCTCCTAAAAGGATGTGCTCACACCAACATAATCCTCTGCCAGATAGGACATGTCGACGTAATCTTGTATGAAAAGAACTCCAGATTCTGTGAATTCTGTGGCATCTGACGTGGATGGGCGGTTGAAAGATGCACTCTGTTCTACCGATTCTGTGATGTTAAATTCGTCGCTTAGTGCACGATTATAGGATGTTTCTGTGGTGAGCTCTTCGCCGAATACCAGATCGGCCGTAAGTTGTCGATGTAGTTGCCGACTGAGCGACTCCGAGAACTTCATGTATTCTGCGATGGAGACACTCCGCCCTAGCATGAATTCCAGTGATTCCGTGAATACCAATCGATCAGATAGATTGAATCCGCGGTGGCTGAGGTACTCGACCTCTGTATACAGGGGCAGCGCAAAGGTGTGCAGGACACCAGATACCACGAATGCGGCACCATTTGACGAGATCGTGGGCGGCTCGGAGAACTGGGCCCGTACGGTCTCAACACCCTTGCCTGCCGCTAGATTCAGCTGGAACCATGCCAGGCCGCCGACGAGGGTATTATCTACAAAATCCTCGAATATCTCGCGCTGTGTGGCGTCAAGAAGCACCTTAAATTGTACGTCTGCACGCTTGGTCTTCCAGCGATCGCGAGCATCCTGCCAGCCTTCTTTAACGGTGGATCTTGCCGCACCCTCACGGACAAAGCCGTAGTCGGCCTTTTCAAGCTCAGGGAGTTCGGCGGGCCAGCTGGGCAACACGACAAATGATGTGGGCACCACCGGACCAGGAAGAATGGTGCGGACACGTGCGGTGACTCGCCACTCGCCATTCTCTTCGTATACAACGTTGTAGTCATCAATAAACTGGCATTCGATCGGCACGTCATCCTGGATGGGGATGATACCATAGTTCTGTCCGGACTTCAACTCGTATACGACCCAACCCTCGAACAGTGCCAGTTGGTCCCAGGTAAAGTGGAATTCTAGCTGAAATTCTCGTGGCTGGTTGGCCCATCGGCGAATAGGACGACGCCCACCGTCATCCATACGGAGAACGGTGAAATTTCGCTCGTATTTGGACGAAAAATTATTCCTGACGGGCGGCGGCAGTTTCTCGGGGTACTGGATCATCGGTTAATCGGCTTAGAAGAGACCCCGAGTTTTTCACTCATGGCGGGCAACAGAGAACCTTGGCCGCGTCGCACACGACTCGCCAGTTGATCCTCCACCTGATCTACAAACACCTCCAATTGAGGTTGGCCGCTGTCATCGCGCGTCTCCTCGGCCCGAACGTTGGCATTGGCATTGTTGTGAATAATGACATTCATCGCCACAGACATGCCGCCGTCAGTCGGATCACGCTCACCGGCTTTGCGTACATACACACGCTCGCCGGGTGTCGCCCTGAAGCTCACCAGTTGGCTATCTACGCCGCCACTGCCGCCAACGGTCATATCGCCGCCGTTGGCGAAGGCAGGCATCAACCCGTATCCGTTCGTGGCAGTGGAGCCAGACAGACCGGTGAAACCTGGGCCTTGCATGGCATTCATGGCGGTGCTGCCGCCGAACCAGCTCCCGGCGAAATTCCCAAGCATCTGGGCCAACGGCCCAGTGATGCTTTGGCGAATTGACAACCGAACCAAATCCTCCAAGATGGAGTTGACAAGGTCGCTGAAGCTGGCCTTGCCCGTAGTGACGAACTGCACCAACGCGTCCTCGGCCCCCTTGAAGGCGTTGGTCAGCGTCGTCTCGGCCAATTGACTGAGGTCAGTGAATTCTGTCCTCAGTTTCAACAAGCCGCGAGATACACCTCCGCCAATGGTTCGATCAAGTTCCAACATCTCAATGCGGGACTGATCGAGCTTTTGGTTGTATTGGTCAAGGCTGATGGCACCGGTGTTCAATAGGCCGTTCAACGCCTTGACCGTGTCGCGGTAATTTGTGGCCGGCTGGTTTATCGAGTCGAGAATATCGGCCTCGATCTGCAGTAATTGAATGCGACGCAGCCGGGTGTCTAGCTCCTGCCGCTCCTTTTCGGTAAGCGAACGGCGCAGTTGGTCCTCGATTGCGTACAGTTGTTGGTTGCGCTCACGCAATGAGGCCTCTTGTTGAAGAAGCTCGGCCTGGCGATCCATCTCGCGAGTGAGGGCCTGCACGGGGAAGATGGAATCCTCGAAGGTCTTGTACGCCTTCGACATGATTTCGTCGTAATTCGACAGGTCGAGGGCGCCAACTGCAAAGGCCTGGTTGAGCGTGACCTGGGCCTCCTCCCACTGTCGCCACGCCGCCTCGACCGGATCGATCTGGTCCAACAGCTGGCGCAACTCGCGTTGGAAGCGCTCTACCGCCTTGGGATCGACGATATTTCGATTACCGCCGCCACCACCGCCGCCCAAAAGTTCATCCTGCGCACTGTTGATGTCGGCAGACATGTCGGAGAGCGTCTGCAGATACGTCTGCTTGAACGCCATCGCGGCGCTATCCAACGACTTGTTGGTGCGGTTGAGTGCATCCTTGGGCAACTCAAAATTCAGGGTTTTTTCCAGCACCTTCTTGTAGTCGCCCTCGGCCACCTTGAGTGCCCGCTCCGCGTATTCGGGGGTGGGGATGCCGAAGAAATCGAGGATCTTCTTGCCCTGCTTGGCGTCATTTACCGTGGTCTCCGCCAATTTGGTGCCAAGTTTCGACAATGCCTGGATTGCCTTGGTCACACCCTGGTCAATGATTCCAGCAAACCACTCAGGGAAATTCTCCCACGCCTTTTCGATGTACGCGCGCGCACCAGAAAACGCCGCGGTGACACGCGCCATCGCCCCGGCCGTCTTGCCAGCAGATTTCAAGAATTCATCATATTCATCGTTGAAGATAATGAATTTCGCCGCAGCCCCAGTCAGTGCTGTTATGAGCAGACCAATAGGATTCATGGCGATGAGGCGCCACAACGAGGACACGATGGTCAGCAATCGTGGCAAGGCACTGCGAATCAGCAACGGTGCAAGCGCAGCGCCAAGCACCACCAGGCTTTTGGCCAGGAGGTCGATGTTATTTGACAAGGCGATGATGGCCGTGGCAAGTTTGTTGCTGACTCCGTAGGCCTGGTCCGTCTCCCCGATAAATTTGATGAGTTGATTGTTCAGCACCGTGAATGCCTGGCCGATGGTCGGCACGGTGTTTGCAAAGTCGGCAGAAATATTTTCGGCGTTGCGGAAGGCGGCAAGGACGACGTCAGTCGTGATCTTGGCGTCGGCACCCATCTGGCGCAACTCGCCTCGTGTCACCCTCAGATGCTTGGCAATCACGTCAGCCACAGCCGGCAGTTGCTCAAGCACGGAGCGAAGTTCATCACCGCGCAACGTACCAGATGCCAGGCCTTGGCTCAATTGGATCAAACCTGCGCTGGCCTCCTGGGCCGAGGCACCAGACAGAATAATCGCCTGGTTCACCCGCTCGGTAAAGGTGAGTAGTTCACGCTGAGAAACTCCGAGTTCCTTGGTGGCCAATGCCACGCGCGCATACAACTCCGCCGTTCCCTCATATGAGGACCGGGTGCGATTTGCAATGTCAAACAAGTTGCTCGTCACCGCGGCCAGGTTGGCCGTGCCAGTGGTCACTTGCCGCAGACGGTTCTGCAGGTTGGTGTAGGTGTCCACCATTTGCTGAACCTGCCTGATACCGACCGCGCTGGCGACCAGACCGAGGGTGCGATTCAACAACCTCACAGCGACGTCGGCGCCCTTGGCAGACCGCCCAAGGCCTTCGAAGTTGCGACGGACAACTCGAGAGCCCTTCTCATTGACGATAATGTCTATGCGTTCGGTTGCCATGTCAGTCAATCACTTTAATGTTGCTGCCAGCCGCGATGCCGAATTGGATTGCGTTCTGGATGTAATTTGCCGGCGCCTGTGGGGAATAACCCTCGTTCAGGCGGCCGATGTAGGGCAGATTGTTGGTGATGAAGATGTCTTGTTCCGGCTCGCGGTCAGACATTGCGGCCATGCCAAGCTGAATGGCGGCAGTCGAGTTTGCGGAGGCTGTGCTTCCGTCTTCACCTGGCGCATAGGGTGGAAAGGGTGGCTCCTCGGCCATATGACCAAGTGAGACCACCCAGTTGGAACGCGCCCGGCCAGTATCAACCGGAGTTTGGACGACCACCTCGGAGAGGATGGCCAGGGCGATGCGACGAACCCTACGGTTGAGATTGGCCTCCACTCGGACTCCTCGCCGGATCATGTTGTCGCCGAATTGACCGAGTGTGGCCATGATTTCACCTCTTTGTCCGCGTACGTGTTGATTGTTTGGATGCGCCCTGAGTTTTCCCGGTGTTGCCTCGACGCCTTCTGTTTTCCTGGCGCCACTCAAAGTAAGTGGCATCCATTTTCTTCACAAAGAACAGCAGGTCGTCTCGTTGATCTTCGCTAAAATTGTATCGGTCGGCGTAGTCCATTACCACGAGGTGGGGAATCGGCCCCTCCTCCATTCCAGATTGCCTGTGACTCTGCAAATCAAGATACGCACCGTAGTACAACTCAAGACCTGGTAGAAGCTCTGGGGCATTCTGAATTACAGCCGGCAATGGACGCCGCTCCCTCATGCACATCTCAAGCAACGTCTGTTCAGTAGGTCCCTGCTCCAACACGTAGAGCATGACCTCAATCAGTTTTTTGCCTCGTCCTCCAGGGCAGCCGCGCGGAACAGGGCAGCCTTGCCGGCCTGCTCTTGCAGATCGTCATACAGGTCAGGGAGGTTGCGCAGAGCATCCAGTACATTTTCCCGGTTGAATTCCAGCAGGCTTCCATCCTCGGCCTCGACGCCTTGCTTCCAGTCCGGGGATTTTTCCGTGCCGACATTCGTCTCCCAGTCCAGGATCACGGTGTCGACGAAGACTTCGCGAACGACGTCGATCAACTTGGTGCGATCGACCGTGTCAGCCTGGATGGCACGACGCAGCGGTTTCGTGCGTTGTTCCAACTGAGCGACGAACTTCTTATTCGAGCCGCCCATGCGGGCGACACGGACACGAAAGGTGCCGTAGTCGAGTACGATCCCCTGCTTTTCCAGATCGGTGTCGGTCTTGAATTGCTTGTACATGCTCATGGCAAACTCCATTTATATGTAGTAGAACTGCTTGGGTTACGCCGCCAGATCAGGCAGCTGGTCGAAGAAGGTGAACAGGATGGTATGGTTCAGGGCCGGATCGATTTTGGCGCCCGCGGCAGCGTCGGCCGTGAGGGGCAGCATGATCGGTTGATCCAGTTCCACGGTGGGGCGGCCATCGCCCAGGGCAATCAGCGGCATGTCGATCACGATGCCCTTGTTGTCCTTGACGAAGGCCATATCGAGCGTGATGTCCGCGTTGTTGCGCACAGCCTGGACGGCGCGGATATCGCTGAAGTAAACAGACAGCGTACCGCTGACGATCAAGTTGCCCGCGGTCACGTCGAAGGCACCAAGCTTGCCCAGGGCCTTGTTGGCCGACAGGGTGTTGTTGATCGTGATGGTCATTTCCGTGGCGAAGCCGAACAGCGGGTCGGGCGCCTCCTCGGCGGTACCAGCCAGCGCCAGGCGGATACGGGCCAGGTCAGACGTGCTGTTAAAGGCGTCGTCGGAGACCAGGGCGGGGCGGGTGCCGGTCTTGAGCCCCTGCGCCTGGGTACGTTGCTCGGCATCGACGGCGACGAACGAATAATCGGCCGTCACGATGGAGGCCTGGGCCACGTTGATGACCAGCTCGCTGGGCACGGCACCGACGAGATATTCCGATTGCGGGGGATCCAGACCGTCGAGCGAACCCAGCGTCCGCTCCAGCTGGTAGGTGCGACGCTTGATCAGGGACGGGTCCGATTCGTTCTTCAGTACCCGACCGAGATACAGACGGATGGTCTTGCCGGTGCCGGCATCGGCGACCATGGCCACCTCGCTCTTGTCGATGACGAGGGCATTCTCGGTGATGCTGCGCACGCGCTTGAAGCCGTTGTTCTCCTCGTTGGCGAACTGCTGCGCGGTCGTGTCGCCACCGACGAAGATCCACTCACCCGGGGTCAGACCCAGGGTGGTGAAGTCCAGCGTGGTGCTTTCGATCGTGGCAAAATTGCCCGTAACGGTGACGGTGAGGTCGCCCGACGCCGCGTCGATCACGTAATCCGCGGGCGTGTCGGTACCCTTCTCGCGGAAGTCAGCGAATAGGAAACCCTGCATCAATTGTTGGGCATTCGCATGGGTCAAGTCCTGGTTGAACCCGCCTGATGCATCGAGGTCGACCACCACGCCCTTTTGGCGTTGTCGCGACGGGTTGATCGGATTACGGGCGACAGTCGTCACCTCACCGCCGAAGTCGGCGTACGAGTTCGGCTCCAGGGGGTTCCACACCACCCCGGTCTGGGGCAGTTCCCCGATGCACTCTTCCTCGGCAAAGCGAAGACCGACGATGTTCGAGTCGATTTTTTGAGTTTGGCAGACCATTACTGGCTCCTTGAAAATTTAAACAACCTGGTCGTATTCGAAATTGGCGAGGACGTTCATCTGATACCAGGCCCCGTCGGGACCCACCTCATTCAACCGCACGTTTCTGAACCACACGCAGTGGTCGGTGGCAGTGGCCTGAATGGCGTTGACGAAGAGCTGGCCAATTTCGTATCCCATTGCAAGCCCACCACCAATCGGTACGCGGAGCAGAATCCAAAGCACCCCATCGCGCCGCCACCGACGTTTGCCGGCGTGGTTCGCAAGACTGGCCTGGCCCCCATCGAAATGGCGAAGCTCGACCTTGGCCCAGGGGACGTTGCCGGTCGGCACCTGGTCCTTGGTGTTTTCGTAGACGATCTTGATGCTGTTGTCAACACCCACCTGGTTCACCAGGGCCATAATGTCCTGCTGCGCCTGTCGGAATGTGGCGGTCATCGCATCACCCCGAAGAAGTAAAGAACATTTACTGGTCCGGGACGCAGGGTCTCAGACCATATGATGCGCCATAGTTGCCCTCCGTCCAGAATCATGTCAAACTCTCGCAGATCGTCCGTTGACCCAGGCGGGTGCGGGCAGATGGCGATCTGCTCAAACCGCTTCAGCAATGCCTCGTCGACCCCACGCAACCCCAGGGCGGTGGCAGACGACGGCGGCACAAAGACCATCATTGTGGGAATGGCCTGGTCCGGTTGGTTAGCCGGCCCCTTGCCATCCCACGGGGCGTTGGAATCGGTCGGCTGATCCGAATAGCGTTGTATCACAACCTGCCGGCCATATTCTGCGATCTCTGCCACCCCGAAGGCCTGATCGTCGGTGTAATCGTACGCCATGATCAACTCCGGATCACACGACTTTGGTTGGCACCCATGCTGCTGACCATGCAGGACAGCAGGGCGTCCGGGATGGGGTACGACTGCCACAGGGACGGCCCTGAGGCCCCGTTCTCGCCCGTGGCAAACTCCCACTCATTCTCGATCGGCCCGAGCTTCCGACGACGGCGGCGGATGGCGTAGCCTGACGGATCGGACACAGGATCGGGCGCCAGGGGACCAGCCAGAGCGCGCACGGCGTACTCGGCTGTAGCCATCAATAGCCTGGGAGGCATAGATTTACCCTGGGAGCATCCTGAGGCAATCCCGGTACGCGGGAAGGCCAGGGCCTGGTCATCCGAGACCGGCCAGCCCCGAAACCTGGTACCAAACCTAGCGTCCACATAGGCCGTGGCCGTGATAAGGGCACTCTCCTGGGCCGCCTGGCTGATGGTTTGTGAACCGCCGGTCAGGGTGGCGTTGGCCCACGATCCCTGGCCCGTGGCAGACGTTGTGATATCGCTGCCGGTGGGCCCTGGCGCCACAGCCGTGGCCAGAATGCTGTTGGGGCCGTCGACCGAGGCCTGGGCCCAGTAGTTCCTTGTGGTCGGGGTCGAGTATGTGGTACCTCGGCCTGATTCCTGGTTGATGGCCGCAATCAGATGGTCGCGTGCATCGATTTCACTGTCACCGATCACAACCTCGTTGGCCACAGCCGGGTCAGACAAGGCCTCCACAAATTTGTAGACCACACCGCCCAGAGTCACAGTGTCGCCCGACGTCGGGATGGAGGCAAACGTCAGGGTACCCGTGGCCGGGGTGGGCTCGCCACCGAACCACGCATCGTTGCCCTGAAGGCCGAAATAGCGGGCCGCGTACTCAAGGCTGACGTACGAATTTGCATCGGGCAGGCCAGTACCGTCTTCGACGATGAGCATGATCTTCTATTCCTAGGTCGTCGCGATCAGGTACGGACGATTCCACCCATCCAGCACGTACAGGCTGACATCGCCCACCGCGCCAGGACCGAGTGTGATCGTCCGCGCCTTTTCGACATAGCCCAGCATGAACACCATGTCAGCCGGACCACCATTGACGCCATGATCGACCCCATTGACCGCCACCAGAAGGGCCCCAGGATCGACGTCGACAGATGCCGAAACGCCCAACCGGGAATTCGCCGGCATCACGACACCGGTCGTCAACGACCCCGGGGTCTCGATGAGAGTGCGAAAGGCAGCGAAGTTCTCGCGGGTATTCCGCGCCCGCTGCGTCGCCCTCAGCCATAGGAGTTGATCTTTGGTCGCCATTACAGGCTCCTTATTTCTTACCGGCAAACAGCGGCGGCATGACCATGCGCTGGTGGCCGTAGCCCTGGCGACGTGCCATGGCCTTGTCCAGTTGGCTGCGCGGCTTGCCGATTTTCCCTTCTTCCTTCATGCGGGCGTACTGCGCCTCTTGTTCGGCGCGGACACGTTGCTGCGACTGCAGATAGCCTGCCACCGTGGCGGCCGACGTGTCGCGATGCGCGTGGGTCATGCGCGACAGCCGGAGTTCCAAATGGTGCACGATGTTCTGGCAACGTTGCTGCTCCAGCTGGGCCTTGGTCACATTGCTGATGGCGTTGTCCAGCAAATCGCGGGCCGCTGCCAGCTGCCGCTCGACGCGTTCCAACTCGGTGAGTTCACGGTCCTGCTCGGGATCTTGGTCCTGCTCGGGATCTTGGTCCTGCTCGGGATCTTGGTCCTGCTCGGGATCTTGGTCCTGCTCGGGATTGGTCGGCGCATTGCCTTGCGCGGCGTCGCCGTTGGCGTTGTCTTGCGACTGCTCGGTCTTGGGCTCCTGCACCGCGCGCTTGAAGTCGGGAGCGATGTCGTGAATGTCGGCCTTGGTCAGTTGCGGCAAGGCCGCCAGTTCGGCGACCACGGAGACGGTGGGCGAGCCATCCTTGTTCCAGTGCTCGTCGTTGTCGTGATCCAGTTGATCCAGGGTGGCGAGCACCTTGTTCTGTTGCTTCTTGGTGAGGGTCATGATATTCTCCCGGTTGATAAAGGCAATCAGGTCTTAGGCCGCGGCCACGGGACCCAGGCTGTTAGACACCTCGGAGGCGGAACCGGCCGAGTTCGTGGCGGTCACCTCGCAGGTGATGGTGGTTCCCTCTTCGGCGGCCTGCAGGGTGTAGGTCGACGAGGTGGCACCGGCGATCGGGGTCCCGTCGGCCTGCCACTCATAGGCATAGGTTGGCGTGGGGTTGCCAGTCCAGGTGCCGGTAGTGCAACTCAGCTCCTGGCCGACGGTGGGCGTGCCAGAAATCACAGGGGCCGCGGTGTTGACCGGCGCCACAGGGGCCGGCGCCACCGGACCCACAGGATCCGAGGTTTCGGAGGCGCTGCCCACGCTGTTGGAGGCCGTCACCGTGACGGTGATGTTCGTGCCCTCGTCGGCACCGATCAGGGTGTAATCGGCCGCGGTGGCGCCGTCGATGGCCACGTCATCACGATTCCACTGATAGGAATAGCCAGGGGCCGGGTAGCCGGTCCACGTGCCATTGGCGGCCGAGAGCTCTTCGCCCACGGTCGGGGTGCCGCTGATGCTGGGCGCCACGGTGTTGGCCGGGGCCGCGGGCATGTCCTCCAGACCCCGGATCTGATCGGCCGTGTAGCCTTGCTTCATGAGGTCGAACACGTCCTCCTCGGTGGATTCGAGGCGGTCGGCCTGCTCGGCCAGGAAGCCCTTGAAGGCGGTGGAGTGGCGAATACGGTTGAAGTGGCGGTGACGAACGTACCGCGCGCGCAGGTAGCGTGCCATGATGGGTCCTTTGCCTATTCAAAGAAAAACGGGGCTCGGTTGTTGTCAACCGGCCCCGTGTCCTACGGTCTGTGCCGCGTTAGCTCAGCGGAGCCGCATCACGATCAGAATTCACGCGTAATGAGACGCGCGATCTTGATCTGCTTGCGTTCGCTGTAGACCCGGCGCCACGAGCTGGCAGCCGCCAGGCCGTTGGCGCTGGAGCTGTTGCCCGGACCCGAGTTCGGAGGCGTGCCGATGTACGCGTGGCCGACCGGGTGCAGAACCCATTCGACACGGTTGTACAGCACCTCCTGGCCGCCACCGTTGCCGGCCGCCGCGTGGCGTTCGACCTCGGTCGGCACCTTCGGGGCACCCACGCCGTAGGCCACGGCACCCGAGCCGAACAGCCACGTTTGGAACACGCCGCTGGTGTTGGGCATGCCATCGTCGACGATGACCAGGCGGCCCAGGAACGTGGGGATGCCGGTGCCGCGACCCGGCACGGCGTTCGGTTGCGCGTTGGTGTTCGTCGAGTCGGGGATGAAGTCGATCAGGTTGTTCTTCAGCGCACGGTTGTAAACCACCGAGTGCATCATGACCAGGCCCAGATCGTCCATCGAATCGCCCATGGTCAGGGCGGCGTCGAGGAAGGCCTCGGCCGAGAAGTCGGTCACGCCCGGGGTGTAGGCGCTACCGCTGATGTCCACCGACATGTCGTTTTGCACGTGGTAGGCGTCGGTCGTGGTGGCGTTGTTCGCGAAGATGCCGGCCATGGTCGCCACGAAGGCGGCTTGGCGGCGACGCGCCCAGTAGGCGCCCACGCGATTGGCGATGGCGTTCATCGGGTCCGAGCCGGCCAGGTCGGCGGCCAGGTCCGAGGTGCCCCACGATTGGTTGCGCGACAGGCGCACGGCGATTTCGGTCGCCGAGCCGATCTTCTTGGGGATCGAATCGGTGCGGCCCGTGTCGATGTAGCCATCGTCGCCGGTGTCACGCTTGAAGGTGTCGGCGGGGTCGTCGGACGACAGATTTTCCTCGTCGTTGTCGAGGTCACGCCACGACGGCACGTTGACCGTCAGGCCGCCGCCGGCGAGGAAGTTGTCCAGCAGGGTGTTGCGGGCCAGGGCCCCGGACTGCACCAGACGGGATTTTTCTTCGGTGATCTGTTGGACGTAGGGGGTGAAGATCTCGGGGACGACGACGTCGGAGACCTGGGTGTTCGGACCAGCGGCCATGTTTTTCTCCTCGATGAGGCGACGGGTTGGAAACTGAGTATGGGGACCACAGCGACCCAACCCCATGGCAGGTCCGTGATGCCGGTTTGTGAAGATCGTCCTACGCACCAGGCACCCCATGGGCCCAGCCGGCCTGCCGCAACCCCATGGCGCGGCACTGCACGGACGTCACAAACTGTGATTAGGGCGGAATATACCTCAAATTTCCGCCCGTGTACAACAAAATTGTTACTGCGGCTGCGGACCACCGATTGTGGTGCCAGCGGACTTGGCCAGCTGCTCGGCGCGCTGCGGGCTTTCGCGATAGATCCGGCCCTGCTCGGTCATGTTCCAGCTGCCCTTGGACCAGGGGTTGTTGCCGCCCGAACCACCGCCATTGCCACCCCGCGCGCCGCCACCCGCCGACTCGCCGAACCAGTGGGGTCGCTTCGTCTGCATCTCGGTGAGCCACACGCTGGGTTCGATGCCCGGGGTGACACCGACGTTGTCCTTGGCCGTCACCACGCCGTCCTCGCCCACGTCGAACAGGCGCTCACCATACAGCAGCGCGTCCTCGATGGCCTCGGGGCGCAGTTTTGCAGCGGTGGCTGCTGACCGCACGGCATCGTGGATGGCCCGGGTCCGCTCCTTGGCCTGGTAGCCCTCGATGGACTTCGTGGCCTCGGCCAGCTTTTGGTTGGCCTGGGCCAGTTGGCGCTCGATCGGGGCCACCTTGGTGCGAAGCCGCGTCTCGACCAGCTCATTGAGCTTGGCCTCGTCGATCTTGCCTCCGGCCGCCGCCTCCAGCTCGGGGTATTTGTCCAGCTTGGCCAGCACGTCGTCGATGTCGAGGTCGGCCAGCGCCGAGAATTTGTCCTTGGTGGCCTTGTGATCGTTCTTTTCCTTGCGCAGGGCCTCGTTGACCCGGTCGATGTCGGCCTGGGTCTTCATGCCCACCACGCCGGTCAGCAACCACTTGCCGTCCTTTTCGGTGAACAGTTCCCGATGGGCCTCGGGGATGTCGTCTTCTTTGTCGTAGGAAAGGTTGATAGGCATTGTAAAACTCCCGGTTGAGATTAGGCCTCAGCGGCCAGTGGCAAAGGTAATTGGTATCCAGGCAGGGTGCGACGATCGACGATCTTTACCGCGCCGTCGACGCGCTCGGTCTCGTAGCAATCGTCACCACGGATGATCTTGAGATTTCCCGTGTCGTCTCGTGCGTATCGGATTATATAGCCTCCCTCCTCATCGGCCACAATTACCCCGGCCGGTTGTCGTTCGTCATTGAGGTAGATCTCAACATGGTGCAGCAAGTTCCGCGTCTCCTCGTCATAGGTGTTGTATTCATCGATGCTGAGCCTCATGGTTTCCTCACAAATAGTTCTCGGGATCAAGGCCCGCGGCCCTGAAGGCGGCGGCATCGCGCTGGGCCAGCTGGGCCAGGCTCAACTCCTTGCCATCACGCGCCACGAAGCGGTCCAGGGACAGACCGCCGTCGCGGAACAGCTTGGCCTTTGTGATGCCAAGGACGTCGTTCTGAAACTCGGCCGACTGATTCCTCAGGAATGTCTGATAGTTCGTCGTGCCAGGCACCTGACCGGTCATCTGTCGAATCCGCGTGCGCCGATATGCGTCGTACTGGCCCTTGGTCCCACGCGGCAGGTCCTTGCGGCTGCGGGCCGAGGTGCCATTGGCCTCGTTGAACTCACGAAGGATCTGTTGCTCGGTGATGGCCTTGGCGGGTCTGGCAGAGAGCTCCTGGCCGTCGAGGGCGGGCACGCGCAGTGACCGGCAGTTCCAGTGGAGCGGCGGCATCGGTCCCCTGCCGATGGGGAAGCGCTTGCCGTCATTTGACGCGCAGACCAGGGTGGTGCGACTGTCGAGCGTGGCCACGAACTGCTCCTCGTCGAACAGGTCCGAGTTGTCGGCGTAGAACTCGTTGCGCGTCGCCGTGGCCACGTGGTTTGTGGCAGTTCGCGTCAGCGCCATGGCGGCACGGCGTGTGATCTCCGTCACACCATCGCCGCCACGCAGCTGGGCGGTTCCGACAATGCGCCGGGCAATGTTCACCGAGGTCTCACCTGCCACCATGCCTGCCTGGATCTCGCCGCGGATCCTGGCCAGGTCCTCGCTCAGGATGGTGCTGGCCCAGTCCTTGAGGATTCGCCCCTGGAACGGGCGGCTCAGGGCGATGCGGCGAAGCTGCAGGGCCGTGGGCAATGCGGTCTGTACCACGACCGGTGATGTCGTGAGCGTGGTGGCGTTGACGAACTGTGCCTCGGCCTTGGCCAGATCCACCATCTGCTGGGTCCATTCCTCCGTGGCCTTGGTGAAGGCGTCGGTGCGGATCTTCGTGATCAGGGCGATCAGCAACTCGTAGCGGCGCACCTCGGCCGGGGTGGTGAGGCCTGCGTTGTTGAGCAATCGGCTGCGAATGCGGTCCGCCAACTCCTGCTCGGTGCGGTTCAGCAGGCCCACCACGCGGCGACCTACGTAGCCAGCGAACTCGATGAGGCCCATCTGGTGGCGGATCATCGCCTCCAAAAAGGCCTCATTGGCCGTAAGTGGACCCCGCGAGGAGGGCTTCTTGGTGGCCATGGATTACTCCTGGGGCGGTTGGTTCTGCGGCGTCGGATTTCCACCTGCCCCCGTGCCGGTGCCGAGACCAAGACCCAGGCCAAGGTCCTCCTCGCTTTCCATCTCCTTGAGTTCATCGTCGAAGGTCTTGGAGGTGAGGCCGCGGTCCGCCATGATCTCGTGTACGGTGTCGAGGCTGATTGGGGCACCCAGGCGCTTGGCCGTCATCAGCTGTACCAGGTCTTGGCCGGTCAGGTCACCCTTGGCGAAGTCGGTGTTCGGCGTCACCTTCACCTGCTCGGGGTCCAGGCCACGCCACTTGGCGATGATGCGCAAGATCTTCTCGAGGCCTGCAGCACCCGCCTTGGCGATCTGGGTCAGGGTGGCCGTGCGCGCAGCGACCCGGATGGCAAGTGCCTCGCCCGACTCATTGCTGTTGCTGTTGTCATTCGTCAGAAGGGCCCCGGCCTTGGACTGCGCCTGCTGCTTGTCGTCCTCCAGGGCCTGGCGCTGACCGCCAATGCCGTCGGCCGAGATGCCAATGAACTTCGCGTCGCCGCCGATTTCAACATCGATCGAGGCCCCGGAGCCGATGCGCCACTCGCCATCGTCAGTGTCGCGGTGCCGGGCGCCAATGGTGACCAACGTGTCCTGGCCCTGTTTATGCAGGGTCTGGCGGTAGTCGGCCTCCAGGCGGTAGATGGCCAGGCACAGGTTGGCCAGCTCCAAGAATGGCGGATTGTCGGGCGTGGGTACGATGTCCTTCGAGTTGACAAACACGAAGGGGATCTGGTCGAGGGTTTGTCCCATCAGCACCGGGGTCTTCATGGCCGATTGCACGAAGTCCAGGCTTGTGGCAATGCCCTCGGGTGTAGGCACCGACTCGACGGGATTGCGGAACACGCCCACCTGGTAGACATTGGCCGGGGCACCCTCGGTGTCGTCCAGGGGCCCGAGCAGCAGGACCCGGTACTGTTCCACCTCGTACCAGGATAGGCCAGTGCCACGCATCGCGCTGGTCTCATCCAGCACCACCATGCTCAGGCTGGACAGTTGATCCTCGTCCGTGGTCCCATCATCCCAGTTGATGATGTTCTTGGCCGAGTAGGTCACAATGTACGGCATCACAGGACCGACCTGCGGGGTGGCGGGCAGGTCAGCGTATAGGCCAATGCGGCCCATGACCAGCTGCTGCTCGTTGATGCGCCGCAGCAGAAGCTCGAGAGATTCGCCATAGACCGTGGCCTTCTCGCGCAGGTCCTCCATCTGGGCTGGAAGTTCGATGGTGGGCGGCTGCTGGTGCATGAAGCCAAGCATGGCCTCCACAGCATCGGCTACGAAGTTGTGGAACACCGCGCGCTTGAGGTATGCGTTGTAGGCAGTGGCGCCGGGCTTGCCAGCGGCCATGCCGTCTAGCAGCATGCCAGCCGTGGGCGGCAGGTATTCGGTGCCACGTTCCTTGACGGCACGCTCGCCCTCATAGGTGTCTGACATGCGCTGCCAATCGTCGATGAACCGGGCGTACGCCGGATTCTTTTCCTTGATGTTGCTGTCCTTGTCGGCCATGATGTCCTCAGTGTGTTTGGATTAAAGTCCCTTGGTGCGGCCAGACTTGGCGCCACGGCCCTCGGCCCGCACGCGATAACCTAGTTCGTCGGCAATGTGATCTTCTGCGTCGCTATCGATGTCGTCGAGGTCTTTCTCGTCGCGCTGTAATACGGGCACGGTGCGAATGAACTGGTCGCAATGGGCGAAGATGAACAGACCTGGATTCTCGCGCGGCGTACCGTCCTTGTTGGGCAGGGCGTTGAACAGATACTTGCGCACCTGCTGCCACCGGGCCTTGCGGTCAGACTTGTCCGCCTTGGTGAAGTAGACGCCGGAGAATTCCTTGCCCGCGATCTTAACCCGCTTCTCCATGTCCGTGGCCACACAGTTGCCGTTCTCCACGGTCCAGATGCTCGAGTCCGCGGGGCCTGGCTTCACGCGGCCATGCAGTCCCCACTTGAGCTCGCGCTGCACGATGCCCTTGCTGATCTGTGTGGCCACCATCTGTAGGCCCTCGTTCGGTTGCCCATTCCACCCATACCACTCGGCGATGCGGAAGAGATCTCCGCGCACGGTGCTGCGTACCGAGCCGTCAGGCATCGTGACGTCAGATCCGTCAGACCGGGCCCACCAGCCAACCGAGAAGGGCTTGCTGCTGCCCCAGTCGAAGCTGATGTCGATGCGCCACGTGTTGGGGATGCGGAAGGGTTGGACTACGTGAATGTTCTTATTCCAGAGGTCATCGAACATGCCGCCGGCCACGATGTCCCAGCTGCCCTTAAGCCACGCGGCCTTCTCCGCCTCATTGCGGGCTGCCGCGCGAATCCGGCTCTTGTACTTCGGGTCCGCCTTCATGAGGATGATGTTCTCATCCAGGGTGGAGTGGATCGCGATGCGCGGTGGCTCCAGCTCGCCATCGTCGTCCGTGCTGTCCATGATCGGGGCATTGGACCAGGCGGGCAGGCGGAAGCGGTGTTTGACCACGTTGTGTCCTGGCCCATATGGGTTGGTCGTGGCACGAACCTTGCGGGGGATGCCGGGCACCGTGGACCGGCAGCAGGAGAACATGCGGGTATAGCCAGACAGGGTGGGCCACGTGCAGAGCTCCTCCCATCCGATCCATGGGTAGGCGTGGCCGTGATATTTCCAGTAGTCGTCGTCGCGGAGGAACTGGCGGAGCAGGAGCATCTCGCCCGTGGGCCAGACCCAGTAGTACCGGGCCTCATTGAACTTGGCCTCAGGCCAAATCTGCCAGAACCACTTCTTGGTCTTGTTGACCACGTCCTGCAGTTCGGGGAAGGTGCGGCGGAACAGGATGCCCCGCCACTCAGGGCCGAAGCCCACGCCCACGTGCTGGGCGAAGTCCATGATGAGCGTATCAGTCTTGCCGCCACCACGCGGCCCCTCCATCAGGACCTCGAACAGCGGGCAACTCATGAACTTCATCTGGGCGCCGTACTGCGGGGTCCAGACGCGTCGAGGCTCACCCAGCTGGGCGGTCTCCATTCGCCTGACGAACTCCAGGCCCTGGTTGGCGTAGATCTGTTGGAGGTTGTCAAGCATTCTTGTCGCTCGTCAGATCGGTCACGTCCTTGAACTCGATGTCCACGACGTCGGCTGGCTGGGCGGCGTACTGCGCGATCCACTCCTCTTGCGTCAACTGGCCTGGCACCACGAGCACACCGGCGCGGGTGGTGGTGTTCTGACTGGCGGGCGATGTGGGCAGTCGATAGTGCACGTAGGGCATGAGCACCTCTGCGGCCCATTGGCGTGCCGATTGGCTGGCCATTTCATCGCGCAGGGTGGACAGGGCGAACTCCAGGGGCGACAGGCCCTCAGTGGCCCGTGCCAGCATGCGACGTTGCTCGTTGGTCAACATGCTTCGTTTGCCGCGGCGCGTGACGGCTGCTGCGATGTGCAGGGAGGGATTTCGCTTGATCGGAATTTCCGAGTCCTCGGGCACCGGTATCTTGTCTGTGCCCTTGCGAATCTGACTGGTGCGTCCGAGCCCACTGGTCGGCGCGTAGCCCTTGGTGTGGCGATCGGTCTTCTTGGCCGACGCCTTGGGTTTTGGCCCAGGCTTTGCGCTGGACTTTGCCGCCGGCGCGGGCGATGTCTTCTTTGTGGTGGTTGATTTTGTGGCCATGACCACAACTCCTGCGAATCCCGGTTGAGCGGCCACGGCACGATGCACAGAGCAGTTATGCTCAATGTGAGTGCAATACCCACATTTTGTGAGCATCACAAAGGCTCTGAGCGCCGTGGCGACGACGGAGCCGATTCTATACTCGATTCGCAATCACAAACACATCTTGAGACCACAAAGGCCACTGTGTTGCCCATTTTCCTACGGGGCCAAATGGCCGAGATGATGCCCTGGCAATGCTCTCGGGGCAGTTTGGCACCCAGAATGGCCCTCCTGATACAGAACGCGGCGGAGCCCAAAAGGCCAAATGGCCTTAAAAATCAAGTACTTAGAGAGCTTTACTACTACAAATCTCTTTTTCTAGATAGAAGTCAAAAATTAAAAAATAGAATATATAAGATAGTAAGGTTATTAGAGATAGATGGTTATAATAGGATTATTATCATATTCTATTTTTTAAAATATTAGTTAGATAGAGAATTAGGGTTTCGTAGCGGGGCGAATTCTGTAGCGGCTCAATTTTGATGTCCCTCCTGCCGTAGCTCATGTTTTTCCACTATTCTCCACAATTTGTGATTTCGGCCCTGGGCGATCTGTACCAGCAAATGGGCCAAAGTGCAAGGTTCTTGGCCGAATGCGCTATAATCGAATTCCATCTACACGGAATTAAATATTGATTCCAATAATGGTCTGTTATATACCTTATACACCTTACGAGGGCCCCTGAAGATGAACAAGACGGAAAAGGAACTGATTTTCGAGACGCTAGTCGACGGGCTTGGTGCCCTGGCGGGTGGCGACAAGAAGATGCTCGAACGCCTCAACAAGTGGGCCGACGAGCAGCGCAAGATCTTCTACAGCGACGGACGTTCGACCTCGTGGACCCTGGAAAGGCGGGAAAAACATGGCCAGGCCGTGCGATCCGCGACCAATCCGTACTGCTATAGGATGGAGATATTCAACGTTCCCGTCTACGGGGGTGCCCAGCTTGGCACCATCTACATTGACACGCCGGCAGAAGTCGCGACGTTGATGGGGATCAAGATCCACAGTTTTCGCTGCCAAATGAGCACGGGGCGGGGACGGATAAGTCGCGACATCAACTATCTGACCACCGTGACCGAGAAAATTCCGCGTGTGCCCAGCATCAAATTCACCGCGGTCAACGTGGCCAAGCGCGAATCATTGGTCGATGTCCTCACCAGGATCGGCATCCTAGACAAGGGCCAGCAGAGGGTCTTGGCCAATACGCCGCGTGGTGCCTCGCGGGGCAGGCCGTCGACCAAGGACAGCCCTGGCGAGTTGCCACTGCCTGGCGGTTACTAGTAAATTCTCTGGCCGCGGAGGTTACGGTCAGCCGTTTTACTTTCTTCGAAGGTCAGTCTAGAATCCGTCTCGTCGACGGTCCGTATCGGCCGAGGGCATTAAGTGCGTGGGGTTCTTCGTTGGCGTCGCCGGTTCCTGCTCCTTGGCAGGGGTCCCACTGGTCGCGCCTCGGAACCCAACTTCTCGCTCTCCGCCCAAAGGTCCTCAGCAAGCCTTGGCCGTCTCACGCGGATCGTCGACCCCTCTACCCAGTGGCTGAGCATCGGGTAAAGTGCGCTCAGGGCAGGGCAACCAGACCTGGCCAATCGATTATCAGGCCCAACCTCGTTCCCGCCGGCTCGAGACCTGACACTGACGATCGGTTGGCCGCCCTGCCCTAAGCGCATTGTTATTTTGGCCGTGACCAACTGCTGAGGACCGGTCGCTTTATGGGCAAGCCCGGCAGTCGCGCCAGGCTGTATCGGAGTGAGAAGAATCATGTCCACAACCAACAAGTCGGGAAGGGCCTGATATATGGCCACCCGTCGCACATCCAAGAAGGCCCTGTACAAGGGCATCGATCACCTCTCCCCGTCAGACCGCGAATTAGTCATCGACAAGGTCACCAGCTCTGGCCTCGACCTCGATGACCTCATGCTATTGGGCATGGAGGCGCTGACGGCCAAGCAGACGGTCGGCACGCACCACCTCTTCAGGCAGGTGCCGTCGATCAGGATCAACTACTGGGACCCCAAGGACCCCAGCAAACCACTGACCCCGCTGCCCAAGTGGCCGCAGTTCTTCCGTCTTCGCTACCTGGAATCGCCCACTGACTTTGCGGCCCTGGCCGAGAAGAAGCCGCAGCGCTACATTCAGCCGCCTGGCTCTGGCCTGTGCGCGTACTTCCCACGCAACCTGCCCGACGGCCAGACGTGGGTGAAGATCATGGCCGATCCCGACGCGCCCCTCATCATCACCGAGGGTGAGTTCAAGGCGGCCAAGGCGACGAAGGAGGGCTATCCCACCATCGGCCTCGGCGGCGTCGACAGCTTCAAGTCCAGCCAATTGGGTTTCGACTTCCTGCCGGAGTTAGAGCAGGTCAATTGGGTCAAGCGACATGTCTATATCATCTACGACTCCGACTTCCGGGCCAATGAAAACGTGTGCGCCGCCCTCAACCGCCTGGCCGAGGCCCTCATGGCCCGCGGGGCCCTGCCCAAGGTGGTGCCGCTGCCCGAGGTCCTGGAGGACGGGGCGAAGACCGGGCTTGACGACTTCTTGGTGGCACGTTCTGCCGACGAGTTGGCGGGCCTCTTGCGCACGGCCGCGCAGCCGCTGACCCTTGTGCAATCTCTCTGGAAGCTCAACAGCCAGGTCATCTACATCTACAATCCCGGCCTCATCATCGATCGTGAGACGGGATCAAAGATGTCGCCGAACGCCTTTACCAGCCACGCCTACGCCACGGCCTCGTACAGCGAGAACGTGATGTCGAAGGACGGCCGGCTTAGCCTCAAGGCGGTCAGCGGGGCCCAGGCCTGGATCAGCTGGCCACTTAGGTCCGAGGCAGGAAGACTTACGTACGCGCCGGGCAAGCCGAAGTTCATCGAGGCAGACCACCCGCGGCGCACCGCCTGGAACACGTGGGAGGGTTGGGGCGTCGAGCCGAGGAAGGGTGACGTCAAACCATTTCTCCAGCTTGTCGATCACATCTTCACCGGGGCAGAACCGCGGGCGAAGGAGTGGTTTCTCGATTGGTGCGCCTATCCGTTGCAGTACCCGGGCATGAAGCTTTATAGTTCGGTCCTGATCTACGGGATTCGGCACGGCACGGGGAAGTCGCTCATCGGCTATTCGCTGGGCCGCATCTACGGGAAGAACTTTACCGAAATCAGCGGGCCTGAGCTTCACGCCTCATTCAATGAGTGGGCGGAGAACAAGCAGTTCGTGCTGGGTGACGATGTGACGGGGACCGACAAGCGGGAGGACAACGACCGCCTGAAGAAGCTCATCACGCAGAAGTCGCTGCGGGTGAACGCGAAGTTCATCCCGTCCTACGAGATTCCGGACTGCATCAACTATCTTTTCACGTCGAACCAGCCCGACGCCTTCTTTCTCGAGGATGACGACCGCCGCACCTTCGTGCACGAGGTGGTCGTGGCCCCGCTCGACGAGGACTGGTATCGGGAATACGAGCTTTGGCTGGACTCAGGTGGCGCCGCGGCGATCTTCCACTGGCTGCTTCAGCGGAACACCGATGCCTTCAATCCGGCAGGCCGTGCCATGATGACTGAGGCCAAGCGCCGCATGATCAGCGACGTGAAGTCAGACCTCGGCAGCTGGGTCAACAGGTTGCTGAATGATCCCGACGCAGTATTGAAGGTGGGCGAGGTCGTGGTGGAAGGCGACCTGTTCACGAACCGCGAGTTGCTGGAGCTATATGACCCGACCGGGAAGACGCGGACGACGGCAAACGGCCTGGGCCGGGAGCTTCGGAAGTCTGGCGCCCAGATGGTGGCGAACGGCAATCCGGTGAGGTCGCCGCATGGGCAAGATCGGTTCTACATCATTCGCAACCACAACAAGTGGGTGAAGGCCACGTCCAAGGACATCCAGGATTACTTTGCCAAGATGGAACGCAAGGCGTCGGCCAAGAAGAAGTATTGACGGAGGTGGAGAACTATCATGGTCCTAGGAATGCTTTACCGCGCCAGTTTAGGCGAGGCGTCATCCAGAATTTCTTGGTTGAACGAACACAACCAGATTGACGGCAGGCGGCTCCCGCATATTATTCGGCACCAAGGCCGGTGGGAGGCGACGTTCCGGCCTCCGTGTCATATCAATGACGTGCGAATGCCAGACATGGCACTGTTTTTGTTGGCACAACGCTGGTGTGAAATACAAAATGCCAGCAATGTAGTTGGCATAAGGGTAAATCCCGAACTATTATCGTAGAGGGAAATTCACGATGGACACCAGGGAAAATAATCTCGTACCTCCGTTTGACAATGGCCTGTCACCCTCCCAGGAGGAGCGATTGGCCCTGCTGATCGAGGAGGCGTCGGAGGTGATTCACATCGCGGCGAAGATCCAGCGCCACGGCCGGCATTCGCGCCACCCGGACACGGGAGTTGGCAACGTGGAGTTGCTGGAGCGGGAGCTGGGCGATCTGCAGTTCGCCATCCGCCTCATGATGCGGCGCGGCGACGTGTCAGCTGGCGCCATCGAGGGCCACGCGTTCACGAAGCGCGAGCGTGTGAAGCCCTTCCTCCATCACAACACGATCTAAAGAGAAAACCGGCCTTACGGCCGGTTCTTCATTTCAGCAGCCAAGTTCCTCGCGAACATCATCGTTCAGGTAAGCTGAGAACTCGGCCAACGCGTCGAGATTTTCCATTTCGTCATCGCAGAAATTATCAACCATCTTCATGGCCTTTTCCTTCTGGCCGACCTTCATCAGATTGTTCACATCGGTCGCGACGAGTTTGGCATAGTTTTCCATGATCACTGCTCCACGACGAAGTACTCGACGAACGGCACGATGCCGCGGCCCGGCTGGGTGTAGACGCCGCTGCGGCAGAACACCTTGACGGTCTTGCCCTCGGCGCGGAGCTTCTTGGCGAGTTGGATGGCTTGTTTCTTGGTCATGATCTTTGTCCTCAGCAGTTCCGGTCCATGTTGTTTGACCGTGAATACATTATAGTGCAACACCACAAAGCTGTAAACACCTATTTGCACGAAATCACAAATAAATTGTAAATGGCGAGTTACAAAATAGTTTTGAAAATAGGTGTTTACAAGACCACAAATCAGATCTATAATGTCTTCACGGTCAACGAACGACCGGAACTGCTGAGGATCTAAATCATGATGAACAAGCAACAAGCCATCGACCACCTGACTAATATGCGTGACGCCGCTTCGGCTGGTCTCGAGCGCTTTCGTAAAAACCTCCACGAATCACCCTTGTACGCCATGGAGTGGAGCGAGCGCCACTTTCGCGACGCAGCTCTCCTCGCCATCTCCGAAGATGCTTTGGCCATGCTTCGCGACGTCGATGCGACTGACGAGTCTGTTGATCGCATGGTCAATCACTTCACGAGGCAGGCTTTTCACGCCGCGCGCTACCCGAGCCGCAGCACGTCCGCGACATCGAACCTGGCGGCTCAGGCAAAGGCTGAAGTTTACGCCGAACTAGCTGAGTCGATAGGTCGGTAGGTTGCGCTGCGCACACAGGCCTCAGTCTCAAGATCGAGGCCTGTGACAAAATAGTTTGAAAATAGCTATTTACAAGGCCACAATCTGGCTCTATAATGGTTTCACGATCAAACGAACATGCTGAGGACGAAGATCATGACCACCAACCAAGTTCAAATCAACCAAGAAGTTGTTGTCGAAACGTGGTTTCTTGGTGAAAAGGTAAAAGAATACAAGGCCGTCGTAATTCAGGTAAAGCGCAACGGCCAATTCTGGGTTTCTCGGAATGGTGTTGATCGTGATCGTCTGTTCATGCCCAACGGCCAATCCACCAAGTCTGCCGCCACCTTCATTCGACTGTAATGCTGAGGACCTGATCATGGACAAGCAACAAAAGCTCGACCGACTGAACGATGAAATTCGCGCTTGCGTGCAGGCCATCTCTGCCGCCGAACTTGATGGCGAGCGTGGTGATATGATGATCGAGCGCAAGCGTCAACTGCGCTTGCTTAAAGAAATGTACGCCGAACTGCGTCGCTAATTCAACAAATGCTGAGGACCACATCATGAATATCGCCGAAGAAGTTAAGCTGGACATTTGTGAACTCGTCAAGGTCGGCGGCGTCAGCGCCAGCAGGGCGAAGCGGGCCCTTGCCTACGTCGACGCGCACGTCAGCGAGGTCGAGGAGTATTACAACAACGGCGGCATGCGCATCGCCGACATCTCCGACCTCGTGATTCAACTCTGCTGAGGACACCATGCAACTAAAGACCGCAGCAGCCGTTGCGCTGCTGATCATCGCCGTCGTCATCATGGTGGCGCTGGGGTATTTGCACGGGCCGTTGATGGTGCTGCTCATTATGGTATTCACCATCGCCGTCATCTGGCCACTCGTGCTGATCCTCGTTCTGTCTTCGGCCTATCGTCGGCAGGATCGTGATCAGCACTTCTAGGAGAAGAATCATGAACCATCCCCAAATTTCAACCGGCCGATTGATGATTATTCAATACACCGGCGCCGATGGCCGATTGGTCCACCAGTCTATCCTTGGCGGTCGACTGCCGGACGGTAGATTCTGTCACTACCCGCTGGCGGGCGGCGTTGGGACCATCAGGCAGGGCGATTTCCGCGTGACCCGCCTCGCCACCAGCGGCGACATCGAGTTGGCCTTGGCCAATTCACGGATCGTATATGCCAAGGCGGCTGACGAGGGCATGGAGGCGCTGAAATGAGAACGGACGGTCCATATCAACGATTCACCAAGAATACCCGCGTCGAGGACCGCGACGGTCCTCAAGATGGCGACATCGTCGCCCTGAGGGAGGCCAAATGCCGATGGGGCCAGGCGCTGATTCATCGCCCAATGGGCGGAAAGGCCGTTTATGTCGAGATGGCCGATGACGGTGGCGTCTGGCGACCAATCGTGCTCGATTTCTTCGGCGGGGTCGTCGGCTACCGCTTTCACAAGGACTGACCATGGTAATTTTTGATCTCACTATGATCATCGTCGGGGCCTTCCAGTTGGTGTCGTTTCTTGCCGCCGGTCCTCGATATGATCTTCTCCAGCTGAGCGCATTATTTTCCGGTGTGCTGCTGTTTGCCGCTGGACTCGCGAATCTTGTTTGGGGTGGTTAGACAATGTCCAAGATCCGCTACTACAAACGCCGCCCAGATGAGTCGTACTTCGACCACCGCGAGGAAGTGAGTCGTGGGCGATATGGTACCCGTCTGCCGCGTGATCGCCGCTATTGGGTGGCGTGGTCCCACAGCCAGAAGAACTTCAAGCCCGGCGTCTATCCGGGCGTCATCGACGACTTCGGTAATCTTGTGGCGGCGGAGATTATCGAGCAGGTTCACTGGGACTAAAGACCACATTGTAACCGCGCTAAAAATGATTGTTTACAACGAATTTTTAGCGGACTAGAATTCAGTTTCGTTCGCCGTCGGTCTGGAAGGAGCAGGGTCTAGCAGGTGTGGACTGGCTGATGCCCAATCAAGAGCTTGTTGACGCAAGCGGGCGGATTGGGATAGGTCAAACGGAGTGGCGTGGCTCGTGGCGTCAACCACAAGAGGCACTGACCACACCGAACAGGTCGGCTGGCGAACGCCTTAAATGCTGAGGACTTCATCATGAAATATATCGTTATCCAGATGGCGGACAGGCACGGCAACGCCCGTGAGCTGCCCATCATCTTTCCCAACTCGCTGACTCACGCGGTCGTTGCCGAGGCGATCCAGCTGTCCGAGGACCTGAAGGGCCAAAATTCGAAGGTCGTGGCGGCGGGCGAGATCTCGTCGATGTGCATCGCCAACAGTGGCCTCGGCCCCGATCCATTTTGCCATGGCAAGTCGGAGTCGCTGGGCGGCATCACAAGCCGCGGGTCTGAGGATGATGCCCTCATCTATATGCACGATTATAACCACGGAATCTGCTGACCATGACCCCACAAAAACAGGCTTTCCATCACCGGCCCGAGCAGGGTGAATTCGGCGATTGCGCTCGCACCTGCCTTGCCTGCATGCTCGACCTCGATCGCGACACCGTACCGAACTTCGGCGAGCACCATGGTGACGGACATGCCTTCAAGGCGGCCGTGGACGAATTTCTCGCGTCACAGAATTTGCGCCAAATGGAGCTGGCCTACGCCGGCGACATGGACCTTGACAAACTGCTCGACGTTCTCGGCCAGATGTGGCCTGGTATCTACGTCCTGTTCTCCGGTGAAAGCCGGACCGGCGTCAATCACATGGTCATCATCAAGGATGGTGAGATTTTCTGGGACCCATCGTTGACCGACGCCGGGATTGTGGGGCCGTGCGATGACGGCTATTACTGGGTCACGCTGTTGATCTCGACCAAATTTGTGGCGCCGCCAGCGGGATCTGTCGAGGAGCTGCTCATTGATGATGCGGCCGACGAGGCCAGTCTGGATGGGGCAGGGCAATGAATATCGGTAAAATTCTTCTGACCGCGGTAATTATCGCCGCCATCTTGTACATCATCGCCAGGATGGTCGACGGTTTTCGCAACCCCACGACGGATAATTTTTCACCGACGCTTGGGGACAGATTTACGGAGGTCATCTTCAGCGGCGTTGAAGCCGTCGCCCAGGTGGGGCTAGTTGGTTTGCTTGCCGCTGCGATTATCTCCCTCGTCAATTTCGCCGTAAGGTTATTTTCATGACCACCTGGATCTGTCTGCCGAAGTCCAAGGGCGGCAGGCCCAGGCAGTCAAGGCCGCGGGGCCGGCCGTTTGTGTTGAGTCAACAGGAGCGGGCCAAGATCGTCAACATGCTGCAGACCGGCTGGCGGCAGTGTGAGATTATTCGGATTTTGAAGGTCGAGCGGCACCATGTCAACAACATCGCAAGAAAATTGATAGTTTAACCGCCGCCAGTCGGGTCACTGGCAAACAACCTCAAGGAGCTTTACCATGAAGAAGATGTTCAGCAAGTCCCTGGCCGCGACGGCCCTGTTCAGCATGTGCGCCCTGGCCTCGGCCTCCGGCGCGGGTGGTGGTATCGTGGTCGGTGGCGTCGGCCAGGCGTGGCAAGGCACGGTCGGCGGCAAGGCCACCTCCGTTTCGAACGGCAGCACCGTGGCGGCAGCCACCGGCTCGGGCAATTTCGCCTCGCACCAGACCGCCGACGCCATCTCGGGCGGCACGGCCACCATCGGCGGCGCCATCAACAACGTCGGGGCCACTGTGATCACGAACACCACGCAGTTTTCCACCGTGAATGCGGCCGGCTCGATGTCGGGCAATGCGGTCGGCACCCAGTGGACTGACAACGGCGAGGTGATCGTCAACGGCTCGCAGGCGTTTGCCTCCAGCGAAAACATGGCAAAGGGCAAGGCCAATTTCAACGTCGGCCAGATCGGCGGCATCATCGGTGTCGGCGGCGTGGCTGTCGTCGGCGGCTTCTAAGCCGTAGGCCTGGTGGGTTGGGACAGGAGTTATGACCCTGTCCTGCCCGGTCCAATCTCAAGGAGAACAACATGAAATACCTCGTCCTCATTGCGGCCATGTTGCTGGGCGCCAACGCCTGGGCCGATACCACGACCTCATCTGAGGCCAATACGACCAGCACCTCGACCAGCACCGCGCAGAACGCCGGGAACGCTCAGAACATCAACTTCAACTCGTCGCCTGGGCACAAGACCACGACGTTGAAGAATACCCCGGGAGTCATCCTCGGTGGCTTTGCCGGTTCGTTCAGTTCCGATTACTGCGGCGGCACCACGCAGGGCGGTGTCGGCGGACCTGGGTTCTCGGTGGCCTTTGGCGGCCCCAAGATCGACATGCATTGCGTTCAGCTTCGCACCTTCGAGCGCACCATGCAGGCGGCCTCCACCATCGGCGCCGCGGGCGACACCACTACCGCCACACGCCTGCATCAGGCTGCTGTGGACATGTTGTGCAGTGTGTCGGACGAGGCGAGGGCCGCGCTCAGTCGCCAGGGTCTGTGTAGCGATGACAAGGGGCTGGAATACGTCAGCGTGCAGGGCGAACGCATGGCAACGTCGGCAGAGCTTCAGGAAATCTACTCGAACTGACCAACGCGCCACGGCGCGCAAGGAAAGGAAATGCGCAAAACCATATTCGCCGCCATCATCACTGCCGGCCTGCTGACCGCCGTACCAGCTCACGCCGACGATATCGATGACGATATCGCGTACTGCAAATACCTGAGTAAGGCTGCCATGGGGGTGGCCAAAGGCCGGGACGAAGGCCGAAAGAAGATCCTCTACCAGATGGTGGCACTGAGAGACGCAGATGCCCCCATCCAGGCCAAGGTAGACATGATGGACACGATCGAACTGATCTACAACGACAAAACCATGAAGCAGATGGCGCCGGAGAGGATCGCGCACGTGATCTTTGCAGTCTGCCTGCGTGCTCAGCAAGAGCGGAAAAAGTAGGCGGGGCCGCTTTCGTCAACAGAGGGAGAACACATGAACACCGAACGAGAGCGCGCTGCCCTGGCCGCCCAGCCTGCCGCGAGCGCGGAGCCTACCGAGCAAGACTTGTTGATTCTGTTCGGCATGTGGGGATGGCAGACCGCCGATGGCCGGGAATTCCGGTTCGAGCACTTCAAGGAAATGGCGCGCCATCTGGTCGGCAGG